ATGACAAATCAGTAAGAGAAACTTTAGAACAAGCTCCTGAAGCTATACGCAAACATTTAGAAATGATCTTCAGGAATTCTGAACGAGAGCTATTAGTAGAAGATGCAGTAGGAGGTAAAATCTATGTGATCGAAGAAACGAAAGACTTTAAGCACATGAAATTGGCAAATGAAGAATCCTTAGAGAAACTGCCAATTTCTAAAATCAATAACCTTGATATTGAGTTTGTAGAGTGGGTTGGTGATAATCACGAGTATCTATTCGTTGTAGATCTTATTAACGCTATAGGTGCATCTGCATATTTTGTACCTAGAAAGTTTGTAGATACTCGAATGAAAAGAATGTTTTCAAAATTTATTACAAAGGATGATAATGAGAATAACACGGAAAAGCATGATTGACGGGATTGCCCGTACAAGAGATATTGATGCCACACAAGAGCAAATAGATCTTTATCAGAAAGGTAAAGGTTTAATTCAAAACATTTTCCCAAATCTCTCTGCAGATGATAGGGAATTCATTAAGACTGGCATTACTAGCGAACAGTGGGATGCTATGTTTACAGACGAAGAAAAGGACTAAAAAATGATTGTAAAAAATTGCCAAGTATTTTACGGAAAGTTGATTCCGAATCGACCTAACGACCGCTACAATAAGAATAACCCTGCTTGGGAAATTCAATTGAGAACTAGTGATCCTGAGCAGAAAGACGAGTGGAAAAGTAAAAATCTTAATCCAAAGCTTATGATTCATAAAGAGGGAGATAATGAGGGTGAGCCTCTTTTGGATGATGAGGGTAAGAAACAATGGCGTGTTAATCTAAAGAAGAACAGTAAGAATCGTCATGGAGAGCCTTCTGACCCCGTTGAAGTTGTCAATGCAGCTAAACAACCGGTTGATCCAGGAACTATCGGAAACGGTTCTGTTGCGAATATCAGGACATTTCAATATGAGTATGAACGCGATGGAGAAGAACGTGTTGCGAACGTACTAATGGGTGTTCAGCTTACTCATCATATTATCTATGAGCCTGCGTTCGAGGACTTTGACGATGAAGGAAAGACAAAAATCACTCTTCCAGAAGATGAAGAGGATGGTGATAGCGATACTTCAGAAGAAGAAGAGGAAGAGTCTGAAGAGGAAGAGTCTGAAGAAAAGTCCGACAAATCTTCTGAAAGCGTTCCAGAAAAGTCAGGAACCATTGCTAAAAAGACTAAGCCTTCGGCACCGAAAAGTAAAGTACCGAAGGCAGCCTTTTGATCGTAATTAATTAGTCAGTTTGTTTTGGACTGCGTAGAGACTAATCTCTAACAAATTCGGCTTACGTTATAACACGTGATAAAATTCGAGTGCCGACCGGCCAGTCCATTTTTCTAAAAGGGAAAATTCATGAGCAATAGACAATTTTTAAAAGAAGAGAAAAAAGTTGAAATAAAAAGAGAAGAGGATTCTATCAGAATCACACCAGAAGCTCCTCAACATTACCGCGATTACGTTGATGACTCGCAGTGGATTGATATAATGTCAAAAATCCCCACTCTTCGTGATCCTGTAAAGTTTGAAGCAGCACTTGAATTGCAAATTAGAAAGTATCTTGACAGACTTAATCAGAAAGATAACAGTATTCAAGAACTCAAGAAAGCACGATTCTACTTATGTTATCTCATTGAGTATAAGAGAAATGATAATAAGATTCTTCCAGCAACTCTTTTAAACAAATTCCTTGAAAAGTTCGATGAAAACGCTACAAACCATTACAGAGAAATTTTTTATAGAGGCTTAGAAGATTCACGAGAAAAAGAGGATTAAAGATGTCTGATTATATATTTGATATTGAGACTGATGACCTTTTAATAGGATGTACAAAATTGCATTGTGTAGTTTTAATCGATATTGATACGCAAGAAATTCATAAGTTTCGACCGAATGATGATAAATGGGCGTACTTGCTTGAATCCTCAGATATTGTCTCTGGGCATAATATAATGGGTTTTGATTTACCTGCGCTCAACAAACTGACAAACTTTAAGCTACCTAAAGCAGTTAGAGCACAAGACACTCTGATCTTATCTGAAGTCTTAAATTATCGAAGATTTGGTTTTAAAGGCCATTCATTAAGAGTTTGGGGTGAATATCTAGACTTCCCTAAGATTGAGTTCAAAGAGTTTGAGGAGTTTTCTGAGGAAATGCTTAAGTATTGTATTCAAGATACAATGCTTAATCTGAAAGTTTATTATATTCTGGCTGAAGAGCTAGCAAGGATGTCACAAAGTAAACATTTCGGTAAGCTTATTGAATATATTAAAGCAGAGCATTCAGCCGCAACGTGGTGCGCAAGAGCGGAATTGGAAGGTTGGCCTTTTAATGTAAAAGCTGCATTTGCACTTAAAGACGAATTAGAAGAAAAAATCGCAGTAGCAACTAAACGTCTGCAACCCAAACTAGGCTGTAAGGTTGTAGCAGTAGATAAAGTAAAAGAAGAAGTACCAGCTAAGCAAGTTAAATGGACTAAGGATGGTTTTTACCATGCGCATATTGCTAATTGGTTTGATATAGAACCCTGCGAAGGACATCCTAGTATGTCTCAACCTATTATGGGTGACTACAGTAGGATTAAAGTAGCACCGCTTGGCCTTAATTCAGTAAACGATGTTAAAATCTTTTTAAATAGAGTCGGTTGGAAGCCCACTGAATTTAATTATAAGAAAGTTAATGTGGACGGTCGCACGAAAAGCATTCCAAGCTCCCCTAAGATTACAGAAGACAGTTTAGAATTCTTAGGTGGTGATGGTAAGCTATACGCTGAGTATTTAATGGCAAATTCTAGAAATAATATTCTACATACTTGGTTAGAGAATATTGATGAAAATGGTAATCTGCACGGAAATTGCAAAGTAATTGGAACACCTAGTATGAGAGCGACACACAGAGTAATTGTCAATGTGCCTTCGTTAGATAGCGAATACGGGCCTGAAATGCGTGAGCTTTTTGTAGCAAAGCCAGGTTGGAAAATTGTAGGTTGTGATTCGAAAGGAAACCAGGCAAGAGCATTAGCCCATTACTTAAACGATAAAGAGTATATTCGGATTTTGTTAGAAGAAGATATTCATCAATATAATGCAGACAAATTGACATCAGCCTTGCATAAACTAGGCTTTACAAAAGATATCTTAATTGACAAAGGCTTACCAGACGGTAAGGTACCGCGCTCCGCAGCTAAACGTGTCTTCTACGCTTTATTGTTCGGTGCAGCAGGTACAAAGCTTTGGATTTATATCTTTAAAGAGACAAATGCAGACAAAGGCAATGATCTTAAAAAAGCTTTCTTAAAGGAAGTACCTGGATTTGCAGGATTAATTAAATCGTTAAATAAGACTTTCTCTAGCACATTAAAGCAAGGCTATGGATATATTCCTTCAATAGCTGGTAACAGAATCTATGTAGACAGCCGACACAAGCTTCTTGTATACCTGCTACAGGCGTGTGAGAAGATCACTTGTGCGACAGCAGTCAAGCTTGCTATGGACGAATTAGACGAGCGTGGAATTCCTTATGTACCCCTCATTTTCTACCACGATGAGTTTCAGGTTATGGTACCAGAAGAAAACGCAGAAGAAGTGAAAGAAATAGGAAGTAGAGCGTTCAAGGAAGCGCCTAAGCGTTATGGTATCACGATCATGGATGGAGATGGTATGATTGGCAATAATTGGAAGGAGACACACTAATGATACGTTCAGAAATGCTTAGACTTATTTTAATCGAAGAATTAGCTGAAGTTCAACAAGCTTTAAGTAAGTGTTTAAGGTTTACAGAGCATAACAGTTATGAAGAAATCTCTAATTCAGATAGAGTGAGAAATGAAATGATCGATGTATTTACTCTTCTTTTCATGATTCAAAGAAATGACGGTACAAACTTTATACCGGACTTCGATAACCCTGAAGTGGAATTTAAAGTTAAAAAGAAAGTAGACCGAGTGGAACATTATCTTTCATTTTCTAAAGAAAAAGGATCACTTAATGAAAACAATAGCACTCATTGATGGCGATGTTCTTGCATATTTTGCCGCATATAATGCTTATCAAAGATATGTAACAAGATACGAAAAAGAAGAAGTTCAAGAACATGGTAGAGTCTTAATCAACTTAGACGAGCATGGTAACAAAGTAGCGAGATGTGTTCGAGTAGAAGATGAACCAGACTGCTTAATGGATGCTTTAGCTATATTCAAAAAAGACGTAAAACATATCTTAGACAACCTTTACGCTGAAGATAAAATGATTGCAATTAAAGGTAATGATAATTTTAGAGATTATTTTTTCGAAGATTATAAAAAACCTAGGCATAAGCGAGCAAAGAGCAACCCTGTATCTGCAATGGTAACTGAAGTCAGAAAGCTATTAGAATACGAAAGACTTGCGAAGCCTGCACATGGTCGCGAAGCTGATGACTATCTAAGAATATGGCAGCTAGAGTGTTTAGAGCGAGGCGATACTCCTGTAATTTGCAGTGTAGATAAAGATCTCAGATGTATCCCAGGCTTACACTATCACCTTAAGACTAAGGAAGTAATTAAAGTCGAAGAAACAGAAGGATTGAGATTCTTTTATAGTCAATTGCTTCAGGGTGATCCTACTGATAATATTCCTGGATTAGCTGGCGTAGGACCCAAGAAGGCTGATGCCGTGCTTGAAGGAGTGACTGACGAACTTGAAATGCAGGAAATTGTAGTAAGTTATTATTTAGAGAAAATGGGAGAAGATGCATGGTTAGATTTTCTTAACTTTAACGGAAAATTACTACATATTCAAAGACATGAAGAAGATTGGTTTGATGCTTCAGAATGGGAGTTAACGAGGAGCTTACATGCATAAGTTTACAGGCAAGGTACCAACGACTTCTCGACTAAGCAGCCTTCCAGACATTGATAAGAATAGAGTATTTAATAATGGTATCTGGCAATTCGATGAAGAAATGAATTCAAATAAATATAAAGGATTCATTTATTTAATTCATGATCCTTTTATGTCTAGATTTTATCTAGGTAAAAAGAATTTTAGAAGCACTCGTGGCCAGAATAAAGGTAGGGAAATGGATTGGAGAACGTATAAATCGTCCTCAAAATCTATTAAAGCTATGTTAGAAGAACGTTCTCTTTCTGACTTTGAATTTTACTGCATTGAACAATACACTACATTAGGAGGTTTATCACATGCTGAGACATGGTCACTTTGTGTAGTAGAAGCCTTGACTACAGACGATTGGTATAATAGACTCATAAACAAAGTGTCTTGGGTAGTTAACGAGAAAGTGACGAATGACCATAAGAAAAGACTCGGTGAACTCATCGGGCGTGAAATTATAGGAGCAATTTAATGAAATTTATTTTACAGATTAGCGTAGTAGTAACAGCAATAGCAGGTCTTCTTCTGCTTAATATAGAGCTTTTTAAGTTTTTTACAGAAGGACAAATGGACAGCTTTGTAGTCTACGCAGGTGCTATCTTGCTACTAGACGCTATGGGTCTTTCTACATTTGTTAAGAAGGAGGCGTAATGAGTGATACTAGCGCTTTGCTGCCTGAGCGTTATTCATGCCTTGCTTGTGGTTCATCTGACGCTAGGCGAAAGTATAGTGATGGTGGTTCTTACTGTTTCTCTTGTAAATCATTGTTCAATAACGAAAAAGAAGCGCAAAATTCTAGTAAGTCTGAAAAAACAAGTAGACTAAAAGTACCTTCTAGTAAGATTAAAAAAACTAGGATCGACCTTCCGACTATAGAAGAAATCCCTGAGCTAATGTCAGCTGCAATTGAAGGTAGAAAGATTTCACAAGAAATTTGTAGCATATTTGGAGTTAAGATAAGTTACAATGAGAACGGAGAACCTGCAGCCCATTATTATCCTTATGGTGATGATGCGTATAAAGTCAGAATCTTACCTAAAGAGTTTATATGGATCCCTAAAAAGAATGATAAACTTTTCGGGCAACATGTTAAATTTTCGGGTAAGAGAACAAGACTCACAATTGTAGAAGGTGAAATTGATGCGCTAAGTGTTGCCCAAGCTTTTTATGAAAAATATGAAGGGAGGATTTATCCAGTAGTTTCAGTCCCTTCTGCTACAATGCTAAAATCTCTAGTAGAGCAAAGAGACTGGATTAGATCCTATGAAGAAGTTGTTATTTTCTTTGATAACGATGAAGTAGGTAGAGAAGCAGCTAAGAATGCTGCAAGGATAGTAGGTGCAGACAAAGCTAAGATTCTAACTTGTATCAGAAAAGACGCTAATGAAGTTTTGATGAAAGATGGTATTGAAGAACTTGTATACGCTATATTTGATGCTGATACTTACGTGCCTAGCGGAATTGTACGAAAGGATGAAGTTTGGAAGCAATTAGTTGAATACAACAATATCAAATCGACACCTTTTCCTGAATGTATCAAAGGATTAAATGACAAGTTAAAAGGTACTCGAAGAGGTGAAATTACCTTGTTTATCTCTGGTACTGGTGCAGGGAAGTCTACAATGTTACGGGAAATGATGCTGGATTTCTTAGAAAAAACTGATGAAAAAATTGGTGTTATATCTCTTGAAGAGTCTCCAGCAGAGACTGGTAGAAAGTTAGCAGGTATGGCATTAAAAAGAAATCCAGCAAAAGAAGAAATTCCTTTAGATGATTTAAAAATAGGGTTTGAAAAAGTGTTCGGTAAGTTAAACAGTGAGGATGAGGAACGATTAATTATTCTAGACCATCAAGGCTCAGTAGATGATTCTGATCTGATGGATAAATTAGAGTATATGTCACTCATGGGATGTTCAAGATTGTTTATCGATCACATTACTATTCTCGTTTCCGAAGGTGCTGGTAGGTTAGCTGGCAATGAGGCACAAGATAAAGTAATGAATGACCTTCTCCGTTTATGTAAAAAGCATAACGTATGGATTGGCTTAGTGTCTCACTTACGCAAAACACCGAGTGGTAACGCTAGCGCATTTGAAGAAGGCAACATGCCGTCGATTGATGATATTAGAGGCTCAGGTTCGATTAAGCAAATTTCTTATGACATCGTGGCATTCGCGAGAGACATGCAAGCTAAGTCTGATGTAGCGAGAAATACTATTTCGCTATCAGTACTTAAGTCACGCTTTACAGGTCTGACAGGATTTGTAGATGGCTCTCGTTATAATTACGATACAGGTCGGTTAGAATATAGACCTAAGACTTCTAATCCGAACTCAAATAATGCAGAATTTGAAGATGAGTCGGGAACAATCACTGAATTACAATAGCTAGAGGAACAGTATGCAACAGCCTATTACGATTAGAGAACTTGAAAGAGATATTGAAAATATAGTTACACCATGGTCTACCGTAGGGTATCTTACATATAAACGGACATATGCACGTAAGCTAGATGAAAGTCTTCCTGATGATTCACCTACAGAAGAATTTGAAGACACTGCAGATAGGGTAATTGAAGCATGCGATCGGCAATTAAATTGCGGATTTAGTCTCAGTGAAGAATTGCGGCTCAAGCAATTTTTATTGAACCTTAAGTTTTCGGTCGCTGGAAGATTTATGTGGCAGCTAGGCACTAAGACTGTAGATCGAATTGGTCTGGCGTCATTACAAAATTGTGCATTCACAACGGTAGATGAACCAATACGACCCTTTACGTGGGCTATGGACATGCTTGCATTAGGCTCTGGAGTAGGGTATAACATCCAACGTGAGAATGTAGCGAAGATACCTTCTGTTAAGACTCATTTCAGCGCACCACGTAAAGTAAATAGCGCAGGGGCAGATTTTATTGTACCTGACAGCAGAGAAGGCTGGGTAAAACTTTTAGGCAAAGTTCTAAAGTCTGCTTTTTTATCTAAGCATAAGACTCAAGGTACATTTACATTTAGTACTCAAGTTGTACGTGGAAAAGGCGCACCTATCAAAGGATTTGGTGGTGTAGCTTCCGGACCTGAAGATCTTGTTTGGGGAATTGGTCAGATTAGCAAAGTTCTCGAGAGACGTCGAGGGAGGCAAATCAGACCTATCGATGCGCTTGATATTATGAACATTATTGGTCACATTATTGTTGCGGGTAATGTCCGAAGATCAGCACAAATTGCTATTGGGGACGCAGATGATATCGATTTCCTAAGAGCAAAACGATGGGATCTTGGTGGTGTTCCTAATTGGCGTGCTATGAGCAATAATAGTGTTGTCTGTAACGACATTCGTATGCTTAACAATCTTTTCTGGGAAACATATGAAGTAGCAGGTGAGCCATATGGTTTGATTAATTTAGAGCTATCTAGAGCTATCGGTCGAACTGGTGAATATCAATACCCTGACCCAGATGTTATGGGCTATAACCCATGCGCTGAACAAAGTTTAGCAGATAAAGAAACTTGTTGTCTTGCTGAAATTTTCCTTCCTAACATTGATAGTTATGAAGAGCTGCTAGATGTTCTTGAGTATGCTTATAGAATTTGTAAACATTCACTAACATTACCTTGTCACCATCACGATACCCAAGAGATTGTGCATAGTAATATGCGAATGGGTATCGGTATGACGGGTGTACTTCAAGCTTCAACTGAACAACGCGTGTGGCTAAAAACCGCATATGAGTACTTACGTGAGTATGACGCTCAATATTCTAAAGAAAATAATTTTCCACAATCCATAAAATTGACTACGGTAAAACCTTCGGGTACGTTGTCGTTGCTTCCTGGGACTACACCGGGGATTCATCCAGCATATGCTCAGTATATGTATCGGAGAATACGGATTGCAACTAATCACCCCCTTGTAGAATCATGCAGAAAAGCCGGATACCCCATTGAACCTGCATTAAATCAAGATGGCTCTTTTGACCACAATACAATGGTTGCAACTTTCCCATTTGCGCATCCTGAAGGCACAATACTTGCTGAGGAGATGTCAGCTATTGATCAGTTGAAAGAAGTAAGTAGAATGCAACGCGAATGGTCTGACAATAGTGTAAGTTGTACTGTATACTACAGAAAAGAAGAATTGGAAGAAATTAAAGAGTACCTAAAAGAAAATTACAAAGATAATCATAAATCACTTTCTTTCTTATTGCATTCAGACCATGGCTTTGTGCAAGCACCCCTCGAAAAAATAAGCAAAGAGGTATATGATGCGCTTGTTGCTAATACTGAAATTATTACTAGTGTAGATTATGCTACATTTGAAGCGGACGATGAGTGTGCTAGCGGAATGTGTCCTGTAAGATAAGCAAACCTATTTAATTTGTTGTAATGTGATAAAATCCACCGGTTATGCCTTCCGGACAAAAAGGCTATATTATTGTTCATTTAACTTAATAAAAGGAGTTCCACAATGATGTCATATCTTGTCGTAACCAATTGTCGCAATAAGGAGCCTGCATATCAGGTTTTTAATGATTTGGAAGACGCTAAAGACTGTGCCACTCAACAGCTAATGCCACCGATTAACGGGATTGTCGCTATTTATGAGCTTAAGTTTAAAGGTGAGATCTCTACGAAGATTAGCTTTGAGCCACCGATGGTAGTCTCAGATGACAGGTGATGAAGTTTATGACATCCTCCGTAACGTTGAAGATGAACCTTCTAATAATGGTACAATCGATTTACTTGCTTGCTTCATTGAGTTTGACTTGTTTGCAGAAGTTTTGAATTACGCTTATAATCCTTTTATTCGTTTTCATCTTAAGAGCGATTCTTTACCAGGTGTTACTGGCCAAGGTTCTGAAGAGTTTGGAGAAGAGGACATTGCGCTTTTAAAGAAACTTGCGAGTAGAGACTATTCAGGAAACTTAGCAAAAGTGAAAGTAGAAGAAAGGATGAAAGAGTTAACAGTAAAATCTTGCTGGCTTTTTAAAGATATTCTCGATAAAGATCTAAAAGCAAATATCGGTGCCAAGACTATCAATAAGGCACAAAAAGGTTTTATCCCTGAAACACTGTACATGCGTTGTTGTCTTCCAAAAGATGTTCGAAACTTTAAATGGGAAGGGGCATATGTACAGGAGAAAGCAGATGGCATGTTCGTGACTATTACCATAGAGGCGGACAATGTCACTGTCATGAATAGAACTGGTTTACTCTTCTCTAAGGGAGCTTTTGACAAGATTGAAGAAGAGCTTGCTTCAATTAATTTAGAAGTTTTTGACTTACCCCCAGTAATACAATTGCAAGGAGAACTTTTAGTAACATTTGAGGGTGAAATTTTACCTAGAAAGACAGGTAATGGCCTTTTAAATAGTATCTTAAAAGTAAATGAAGCAATGCCAGTTGGGGTTGGCTTCGTATACTACGTTTGGGATTTAATTGGCTATGATTCTTTGCTAAAGAAAATTGATAGAACTCCATACCATCGTCGTTTCGATTCAGTATTGAAGCTATGCGAAACGTTGTGTCACATCAAGCCTATTAGTTTCAAAATAGTGAATGCTGAAGAAGAAGCGATGGATTTCTTCAAGGCTAGGCTGATAGAAGGTAAAGAAGGCGCTATTGTAAAAGAGCGAAATGCTATATGGAAAAATGGCACATCAAAACAGCAATTTAAGCTAAAAGCTGAGAAAGAGTGCGAGCTAAAAATTAAAGGGTTTCGTGAGGGTACTGGTAAGAATGAAAAAACATTTGGCTCAATTATCTGTGTTTCTTCTGATAATAAATTGGAGGTAGCAGTAGCAGGTCTTTCGGACGATATGCGAGAATACATCTGGAACGACCGTGATGAATACTATGGAAAAACCGTTACAGTTCGCTTTAATGAAGTCATTACAAATAAAACCAAGCCAGGAAAGTATTCTCTATTTTTACCAAGATTTATTGAAGTAAGAGAGGATAAAACAGATTCAAATTCATTAAAAGAAATAAAGGAGCTTTAAAGTGACAGGAATGAAGGCAATAAATATTAAAAGTAAAATTAAATGCGTTATTGATGACTTTATCAAGTATGGACTAGAGCCTGAGTTCGATAGTTATTTTATAAATGAGTTTAAAGAGAATGTACAAGTGTTTGGAGGCTCTATTGCATCAATGTTAATGGGTGAAAAGGTAAATGACTATGATATTTATTTTAAAGATTTTCATTTTGCATTAAAATTTGCTGAAAAAATGTGTAATATCCGAAATAAAAGTCTAAAAACGTCAGCGAGGCAAATATATGCAGAAACTATTGAGTTTGTTGATAGCAAAGGAGAGACTGGAGAAAGGATCTTCATTAAAAACTCTGCAAAAGGAAAAGAAGAGCGTCTAATGATGGCAGTTGCAGGAGGCGAACAAAGGGAATTAAAACATGGAATTGCGGCTATAACAAATAATGCTATTTCATTTAGGAGTGATATTCAAGTTATTATTCGCTTCACGGGTGATTATCACAAGATTGTGAAAAACTTTGACTTTATTCATGCACAATGTTGCTATGATTATAGTCTAAATAATCTTTTTATTCCTCATAGAGCCCTTCAGAGCATGCTCTCTAAGTCGTTATTTTACACAGGTTCTTTATACCCGATTTCATCTGTGATTCGAACAAGGAAATTCTTAAAGAGGGGCTGGGATATTTCTGTAGGTCAACTGTTAAAAATGGCATTTCAAATCAATAATTTAAACCTAGACGATAGACAAACCCTGCTTGATCAAATTGTCGGTGTAGACTTACTGTATATACAAGCCTTTTATGCGAAGTTGAATGAATTACCCCAATCTGAACATCTTACCGAATTCATTGAAAAGCTGTTGGATGAGGTCTTTGATGGTTCTATGGTAGAACGTATGGGTGATTTTAACTCTGTTTCGTATTAAGTTGAAAAATGTTATGTTAAAATGTTTCCCAGCGCGTCGCTCTGCTCGTCAGCCGCAACCCCTGAGTGGCCCCCACAACTCGCCAAAAACGGTCGTGAGGCCACTCCTAGGCACCCAGACGGTGGAGTTTGTAGAAGAGTGCTACACCAACTTGGCTCACCTTGTGGCTCAAGCTGTTATCAGATAGATTTTGTTTAATTAACCCATTACCGTGCTATGCGGTATCTTATACGCAATACTGATGTATTGCTATTATTCATTACTAAAAGGGAAATACTAGTTATGTCAGAGATTAAAAGTGCGTTTGTAGTTGATAACAAGACCTTCGACACTAAGGCAGAAGCGAATGCTTACCTTCGTCGACCTGCAATCTTGAATGCTCTCAATGAAGTTACAGAGAGCGATGAAGAGCTTAGCGAGTGGCTTCTGGAGAACCGCGATACTGTAGAGTCTGCGTTTGAAGTCGGTACTGTTCGCCGTGTTAAACAGGCAGAGCGGAACAAGATTTCACGAGGACTTGAAGTAGTAGCGGAGGCAGTGAAAGAAGGTACTATCAACAACACCCAGGACATGCAGTTCTTGGTGGAAAATGCAGATCAACTCGTTGACACGTTCCGTTGGCCAAAAGTCAAGCGTTTGACGGAAGAAGAAAAGGCGCTTCAGGCAAAGAACACGCTAATGAAGGCCACAGAGAACAACGAAGATCTTGCTGTGTGGATCACGCAGAATCAGGAATCTATTACGGGAGCCTATTCTGCTGGCAAGCCCAAGCGTGAAGTTTCTCCGAAAGCTATTAAGGCTCTCGAAGAGTACCGCGCTAAGCAAGCCGCTGCAAAGGCAAAAGAAGCTGAAGCAGAAGAATAACCGTAATAATAAGAAGCCCCTGGAAATTTCTAGGGGCTTTTTTATGAAATACTAACAATTTTTGGAGATCATTTTAATGTATGAGGTCATCCCAGGACTAAATGTAATCACAAAAAATAAAAAAGCAATTTCGCTTGAACAATTGATTCAAGAAGCTAATATGTACGCAGATGTTTGTAAGGATATAAAAAAAGTACAAGAAATGCTAGATATATTGAAATCGCTTCAAAAATGAAACAACATCACTTCTTAACTACTTCTGAGCTATGTAATAGTAAACATGAAGATTTATTGGGATGTTTAACGCTTCAAATAAAACGAGATTTACATCTCAACACCCAACAAGTCTCAGTGAGGGGCTGTACGGTGTATCATATTCCGTACCCTTTAAATAAAAAGTATAGAGTACATAAGACTATACCTAAATTACCCGTCTTTACAAAGATAGATTTTGTAGGCTATAAATACTTAGAGCAAAACGATGTCAAGAAAATACCCATTGGCCGACGAAATTAAGAAGTACGTAAAGAACCCTAACAAATATGACAACAAGGGTCGAGTTGCTCTATGGAAAAATAAGTCTGAGCACCCCAGAGCACCGGCGACATCAAGGCTGGCGAGGAGTTTTACATATTTGACGGACCATCGACGACTTACCCGAAATACTATTGAATGAGGAGAAACTAATGAAAGAAGAAGAAAAAAGCACCGAAGCAGACATTACTAGTCTTTGTAGCGAGATCTTACAAAGCGCAGAGAACGGAGCTCTCGCAGGGGTTGGATTTGCAGCTGTAGGTAAAGACGGTAGTGTAGCCTCAGGTTTTGTT